TTCAATAGCCCCTTGCTTGTCTAACTCTTGTAAGATGTCATCAAACTGGCTAATTCCAGTTGGTGCTGCTGCATTTCCGAAAGCTGGATCGTTATAAACTAATCCTCTGTCTTCTAATGAAGCGAATAAACCCTGCATACCTGCAATTGTAGCTCCTGCTGCATCTGTAAATACTCCAGCTGCATTTTCTGCTTCAACCATGCTCATCTCTAAGTAATCTTCAAAACGAATTCTTGATTCATGCTCAGATTTTAAATACCATAAGTATCCACCTGTTCCGATCTCAGTAGTAACTTCAACCCATCCAATTTGAGCAACGTCTGAACCGTTAACCTCATACTTGTCTCTTAAGATGATTGGTTTGTTACTAAAAGTAGTGAAAGATGCGTCAACTGAGTTACCAGCTAATACAGATCCTTTACCATATTCAGAACCAAATACGAATAAGCTAAGAGGCGCTCCAACTAATGCTCCTTGTAGAGCTACAGTTAAGTTTCTGTTAACATTATCATATACTTCGATATTATAAGTTTGAACACCACCTGCTAATCCTCCTACAGACTTAACAAATGCTTTGTTAGTTACATTACCTAAAGCGATAACGATTGTCATTCCTGGTCCTAATAATGGAACTTTTCCATCTGCTCCCGGAGAAGGCAATCCGATAGTCTGAGTACCTGCTGCACCTCCTGGCGAATTAGATGTTACAGTATCATACGCTATATGTAATCTTCCTTGTTCTGACCAAACTACTTGATCCGATGCCATAGGCATCTCTGCTCCAACCATACGTAAGAATCCTGTGATTGTTCTGTTTCCATAACGCTCAATTTCTTTCTCATATACTTCTGGTAAGAACTGTTGTGCCCAGTCCATATCGTTTAAAGATAAATAGTTATCTCCAAACAAACCTTTGACGGGTCTTGGTGTTAAGTGTGCCATTTGGGCTCCACTTGGGTTAAATCCTGGTACTGCCATAATTTTTGTTATTTAATGTGTTTAAAACTTTTAATTTTTAATTTTGAATCAGATCCTCCTGAATCGACTGATCGCACTGACCATCCTCCTTCTGCTTTAACGCCTTCATGAACACTTCTCGCCCCCATTTGTACGTTTTTAGATTTGGATATACTAGCTTTCATAGCGTCGGCTTTACCCTGCTCATAGAAATGCTCTGCGATCGAATCTGAATTCATAGCTGTGAATAGTCCTTTGTGATACCCCTTAGCATCTGACATTTCATCATCTTTGTTCAAGAACTTCTTGATAAAATTATTAATGTCGCTTTGGCTTGTCTTTACGGACGATGCGTCTTTAACTTTATAACGGAATTTTTTGTCCCCAACTTGATAATCAAAACCTTTGAAATCCTCATTGAAAACACCATCCGTCTTATTTAAAAACGTTTGTGATTGCTTCTCAGCTAATTGAGTCGCTGCTTCGTTCTCTTTTGTATAGCGATTGAAAAAGTCTACCGCTTTTTTTTGTTCGGGCGCTAATCTAGAGCCTCCCTTTATTTCTTCGTAATATTTAGACTTCATACCGTCTAAATGTGCTTTTGCTTTTGCCAGCTCTTCTCTATGAGCTAATTTTTTACGTCTAACGTCTCTTTCCTCGTCAAGCTCTTCATCATATGCGAAGTTATCCTCCATCATAAAATCAATATCATCTTTCTCTAAGTGAGGTTTTGTGTTCTCGTAATATTCTCTTAATAGTTGAGTTTCGTTTAATTGGCTATAGTCTTGATTAAGCTTTACATAGTCCTCTAACGTCCCATTAGTTTCTTCCATAAAGTCAACAACCTTCTGGATATTTTCAGGTAAAGGAACACCTAATTCTTGTTCGACAACAGCTTGTTCAATCTCTTCAGTTATATTCTCTACTTGTTCAACAACCTCTTCTTCTGTTATTTCTTCAATAATTGAATCCTCAATTGAAGCCTCAGCAGCTGTTTCTTCAACAACTTCCTCTACAACTTCGGCAACTTCTTGAGGTGTTTCCTCTATTGTTTGTATCTTCTCCTCTGCAGGAGCTGGTGTTATTTCAGATACATTCTCTTCAACAGCAGGTGTGCTATTGAATTTACCCATATCTAACTTAATGTTCCCATCATCACTAATGGATACTGGATTTGTTTCGTCAACAGTCGTTTCGACCGCCTCTTCTTTTTTTAATTCTGACATGATAAAATATTATAAAATTAGTGTTACTATTATTATTATTACCTAGGTTCGAACCCACCTAAGTCAAACCCTCCTCCAATTATATCATTCCCTGATGATTCGAAATTTGTTGGTGGTGAATCGTTTTTCCTTTGTGAAATCATTTCACTTTGTTGTGTTCCCTGAATTCTTGTTCTTTGATCTTTACGATCTTCCATCTCCCCTTCTTTTCTCTTAGCATTATCAACCTCAATACCTTTCAGTTTCATGTTATATTGGAATTCAATCTCCATTAATTGCTTTTTAGCATTAACTTCAACGCCTATCCTCTGTGTCTCAATAGTACCTTTTAACTGTTCTAACTGTGATTTAGTCTGGAATAAGGCTTGATCCTTTTGTATCTCCGCTTGAGCAGCAACTTGCTGTGCTTGAGCATTCGCATCCGCTTGTGCTTGTATATTAGCTTGTTGCTCTTCTTGTAATCTTTCTTGTCTTTTCTTCTGCTTGACTTTTAGTAATTGATTAGCTAACTTTAGATTAGTAACCTGTCTAATATCGATAGCGTCGGATAAATCTATCAATCCACCACTCAATGCAATTTGGATGTTATTTTCTAATACTGCTTTTTGCTCGTCATCTGGTTGTAATTCCAATGATATACCAAAATCATGTAGGTGTAAGTCTTCCAATTCCCCAAGCACCGCTACGTTAAACCCCCCTATTTTTTGAATGAATGCCTCTTTTGATGGATGATATTCTAATATATCGGATATTCTTAATGATAAACATTCTGCAGTCTCTCTGGTCAGATATAGACCTGAATCTAATATGTGTCTTGTTGCTGTATTTGAATTCGCTGCTGCCATTTTTTGAACGCCTACTAAAGCCCTTGCGTCCGGCGTTGAGCCATCTCTAGCTTCATTAAGTCCGGTTACATCCCTTATCATTTGTAGATAATAGTTGTAAGTAGATATTAATGTTTGTAATTTTTGTCCACCACTTCCTGTAGGAACTTCTTGAATAGGCACTTTACCAGGGTTCATATCCCCCTCTTGTGTAAAGGATCTACCAATTATAGAACCTGTTTGGAAGAACATATTTAATGCTTCCTGAGGATTATAGTTTGTTCCATTACCTAAATCAACTTCATTAATACCATCAGCGTCAAGATAAACACCATCTGGTATCATTCTTTGTAATACTTGCTGTAATTTTAAATGAGTTAACTGAATCATGTCTGCAAAACCCACACACTTACTAACCAATGACTCTATTCTACCTCTGTACATTCTAGGTGCAGTTATAGCATAATTCATTTTAACCTTAGTAGCATCACTTTTTGGGCGCATCATATTCTTAGCCATCTCCCATTTAAGTAAAATGTCTGTTCCTACAACTAAAACTCCTTCATATAAAACTTCCAAAGATCTAGACATTTTTCCAAATTGCTCCTCGTACATTTCTATAGGAGGATCAAACTGATCGTCTCTAACAATTATCTTACTTGCTCCTGTGGCAGTTTCTTTTACCTTATATACCTCATTCATATAAGTCTTATAATTAAAATATAAAACTTGTATAACATTTGAATCTCTATTGTCTCTATTATTAGAAATATTAGCATCATATGATCCATAATTTTGAGTACCTTGTTGTTGGATCCTTGACAATTCGTCTTGAGTTAGGTTCGGAAATTGCTTTTTAAGTTCGTTTATAGGTGTGAATTTAACCTCTCCTGCGTAATATATATCTTGGAAATATGGGTCCTCTGTGTAAGAATAAACCAAGTAAGCCGGGTCTACATACTCAACAGTAACACCGGTAGACTCTGTGAAGTTATTCTTTACTGCACCAATACCTAAGGTGGTTAAATCATAGTATGTCCTCTTCTTAGTTAAATCATACTTGTTTTCAGTGAACATAGTATTCAAAGCTTCCTCTTCTGCTATCTCAATCCCCTGCTTATAACTTAGCTGCATGTGAATATCTAACTCTTCTTCTGAATCAGGTAGTCTTTCTGGTGGGTTTTCAAATAAGTTAATACCAAATTGTTCTTGTGCAAATTGGTTTAATTCTGCTGTCTG